GACAGTCAACGAGCGAGGTTTCCCGGTGATCCTTCTTTCCAGTGCTACCTCACCCACTAGGTACCTGCGTCAGATCAACAAATTAGTAGCGCTCGCATTCCTACCACCGCCGCTGTATTCAGATTGTACAGCCATTTGGCATAAGGATGGCGACCTTCGTAACTGTCACTATACTAATTTGATGTGGGAACGTCGTGATCGTGTGCTCGAGTGGAACGAGATGCATCGGACAGGTACGCCGAAGTTCAGCACACCACCGGTTAAGAACAACAGAACGGGCGAGATATACAAAGACGCCTTTGACTGTGCAGTTCAAGAAGGAGTACTCGAGTCATCCATCGTTTGGCGGATTGAGAAACAAGCATCAAGCCTTTATGACGAAGCCGCTAGGTACCGTTATGTGCCTGACGCGGAGATCGAGCGTCAAACGGTCTGATATACTGTGTATCGCAGCTGAAACAATGCATTATATAGGAGGGTATGTCAACTCTTCCTCTTTTTCTGTCTGGAGGTGACTATGCCTAAGCTTGAAAGCGAGTTCACGCTCGACTTGAAAGATGAGTTGCGTCGTCGCTTTCCAGATTGTTTCATCATCAAGCTAGATTCCAACCAAATCCAAGGCATACCAGACCTTCTTATTTTGTGGGGAAGGTTCTGGGCTATCCTGGAAAGTAAGCGTGGTCTACGGTCGGTGCGTCAGCCCAACCAAGAGTACTATGTGGATCTGTTTGATGAGATGTCATTTGCTGCGTTCATACATCCGCTCAACTATCGAGAAGTTTTAGACGACATGGAAAGAGCGTTTGGCCTATGAGTTTTAAGTTCCGACGTCATGTGGAGATTGAAGGACGTCATGCTTTTCTGAGTCCATCTAAGTATCACTGGATCAACTATGACGATGAGAAGATTCTTGCTGCCTATGACAAACACATGACAGCTGTTCTTGGTACTCGTCTTCATGCTTGGGCTGCCGAGACTATTCGACTTGGGTTGAAGCAACCAGACAACAGCAAGACTATCAACATGTATGTGAATGACTGCATCGGTTACAGGATGTCTATCGAACAGCCTTTGGCGTTTTCTGATAATGCTTTTGGGACTACCGATGCGATTTGGTTTGGTGATAATCCAGATTCAGATTCGCCTTACCGATTGTTGTTGCGCATTTTCGATCTTAAGAATGGAGAAAACAGAGCATCTAAAAGTCAGCTTGAGTGTTATGCTGCACTCTTCTGTCTTGAATACAACGTTCGTCCTATGGAGCTCGAGTATGATCTACGTATCTATCAGAACGATGACATTCAGAGATTCGAGACAGATCCGGAGGATATCGCTTACATCATGGATCGTTACATCGTTGCCGACAAGCTAGTTGAGTCTATGAAGGAGGTGTAACTGTGGAGCCTGAAGAAAACGGAGAAGTTCTAGAGCACATTGGAATCATCCGACGTTCTGGCCGTTATCCTTGGGGAAGCGGTGGCACTCCTTACCAAAGGTCTAAGGATTTCAAGGCTCATCTAGACGCCATGCGCAACGGAGATCCGCCAATGAGCGATACCGAAATTGCGCAAACGTTGGGCATCAAGACAACAGACCTTCGTGCTGCTATCTCTGTTTCAACTAATGTCATCTTCGCTGAGAACCAAGCTTTGGCTCAAAAGCTTAAGAATGACAAAGGTATGTCAGTTCGTGCGATTGCTAAGCGAATGCTTGGTGATGAAAACAAAGAATCGACAGTTCGCGGGTGGTTGAAGACATCTGAAGGCATCAAGGACAAAACTCTTCAAGCAATTTCTAACCTTCTAAAAGATCACCTTCATGCGAAGACTTGGTTGGATGTTGGTAAAGGAACTGAGCTTTATCTTGGGGTTGCTGACACTAAACTTCGTACTGCGATTGCCGCATTGAAGGATGAGGGTTATGAGACTTGGTTGGTCAAAGTTCCACAACTAGGTACTGACAAGTTGACCGAGTTGAAAATTCTAGCTCTTCCCGGAAGCACTTGGCGTCAAGCTAAAGCTGCAGTTGATGCGGGTCTTGTTTACAACATCAAGGATCGGTCAGATGATGGTGGTTTGACATTTACGACTCCGAAAGCAGAACCTGTATCAGTTAGTTCTAAAAAGCTACAAGTTCGTTTTGCTGAAGATGGTGGCGGTCAGATGGATGGTGTCATTGAGCTTCGTCGTGGCGTTCCATCACTAGATCTAGGTGCTAATCGTTATGCTCAGGTACGAGTTGCTGTCGACGGAACTCATTACCTCAAGGGCATGGCTATTTATGCTAATGATCTTCCAGCCGGCACCGACATTCGGTTCAACACCAATAAACCTAAAGGTACGCCTGTGCTTGGCCCTAAAGAAAACTCCATTTTGAAACCTTTGAAAGAAGGCGCAGAAAATGCGGGTAATCGATTCGGGGCAACAACTTATCCAGTAACATATAAGGATAGCAAGGGCGTTGAACGAACCTCTTCACTTAACATGGTGAATGAGGAAGGTGCTTGGGACGGATGGGCTCGATCTCTTTCTTCACAGATGTTGTCGAAGCAATCAATTACGTTGGCCGCTACTCAACTAGCGAAAACGCGTGATGCTAAACAAAAAGAACTTGACGGCATCTTGGCTTTGACTAATCCAGTTGTGAAGAAACAATTGTTGCAAGATTTCGCTCTTTCGGCAGATTCTGCATCGGTACATCTGAAAGCTGCTGCTCTACCCCGCCAATCTAGTCATGCTATTCTTCCTATGAACAGTATGCGGCCAACCGAGGTTTATGCGCCTAACTTCAATAATGGAGAAAGGGTAGCCCTCGTTCGGTATCCGCATGGTGGCCCATTTGAGATACCTCAGCTGACGGTAAACAATAGTAACCGCACAGCAAAGAGTATTATGGGTAATGCTAGGGATGCTATTGGTATTCACCATACAGTGGCAAAACAGTTGTCTGGCGCCGACTTCGATGGCGATGCTGTTCTTGTTATCCCTAACAACAGCGGCAAGGTTAAGTCTAAACCTATTCTTACAGAGCTTAGTGACTTCGACCCTAAATCTGCGTATCCTGAAGTTTCGGGTATGACGAAGATGACGAAGGCTAACACTCAGAAAGAGATGGGTAAGGTTTCAAACCTAATCACGGACATGACTATTAAGGGTGCTGATAGAGCAGAGATCTCACGTGCGATTCGGCATTCTATGGTAGTCATCGATGCAGAGAAGCATACCCTTGATTACAAGCAGTCAGAGAAGGACAACGGCATTGCCCAACTAAAGGCCAAGTGGCAAGGCGGTCCTACAAAGGGTGCTTCTACTATCATCTCTCTATCGTCAGCTACAGAAAGGGTTCCTCAGCTTCGGTTACGTCGTGCGTCTGAGGGTGGATCTATTGACCCTAAGACTGGTGAATTAGTTTACGTACCTACAGGTAGAACACGTACTGTTACTAGAACTAATGCCCGCACCGGTGTAAAGACTACGACTACTGAACCAGTAGTGAGTAAGTTTGCTAAAGGTGATTCAGCAATCACTAAGGATGCGAACAAGCTTTCATCTGGCGAACCTATGGAAGTAGTCTATGCTCAACACGCTAATGCGTTGAAGGCTATGGCTAACACAGCACGTAAGACAGCGGTGTCTATTAAGGATCCTCTACAGTCTAAGAGCGCTAAGGCACAGTATGCTCCAGAGGTAGCGTCCCTAAAGGCTAAGCTTAAAGAGGCACAGATGAACGCCCCTCTAGAGCGCCGTGCTCAGATCGTTGGCAACGCAACAGCTAGAGCTAGAATAGATGCTAATCCCAACATTGATAAGGATGACGTTAAGAAGATACAGTATCAGTCTCTTGCTGATGCACGCCTGCAGACAGGGGCAGCTAAGCAAAGGATTGGGTCTGAGCACGTACCGTTCTTGCAACGCGAATGGGATGCTATTCAAGCAGGCGCTGTGTCTTCAACAATGTTGAGGGAGATACTGAACAACAGCAACATGGACAGGGTCAAGGAGTTGGCAACACCAAGGTACAGATCATCACTCACACCAGGACAGTTGGCATTGGCTAAGTCCATGGCTGGTTCAGGTCGTGGCCTATCCGAG